TGGCGCAGTTCTTTCTCGAGGTCGCCGCCGGCCTTAGCAAAGCGCTTTGGCAGATCAGGTGGGTCGAATTGTACTTCTATTGGGTCGGTCATTGGAGTTGCCACTAGTGGCGCGGCGCTTTTCCCCAAATGGCGTATAGCTCAGAATCTTGTCTATTTCCTCATCTGACCAGCCATTTCGCCGCAATATCTCTGTTGCCAACTTGCGCTTTTCTTCTTTATTCATGTTGACATGCCCCGCAACGCCGATATATGTTCTATTATACCATCAATTAATTCTTCTGCGAACCCCCAATCGCCGCCCGCATCGGCAATATCAAGCATAGTTGATATACCTTTGTTAAGTTGACGCACGCGTTCAGATGCAACGTCAATCCGCCAGCGCGCCCGCGTTCCTGTTTGGCCCCTATATTGTGCCAATTGTCTTTCGGCATCGGCGCGGTATTTCTGTTGTGTCTTAATCTTGCTAACGATACGGCGGCGGGCCGCGTATTCCTGTCCCAGGCCGCGCGGTGCCCGTCCCTCAGGCGGTCTAATATTCTCAAATGGATCTTCTGTTATGCTTTCTATAAATGCTATCTCGTCTGCTATCGTTTGACGCTGTTGCGCCGCCCGCCGTTGGTCTTTATCGAACCTCTGCTCATCCAGTTCGTCGGGGTCCATCGCCTCGAACACAACCGGCGATAGCCAGCACCGACAATTGACATGAGCCGGCGGCGCGGTAAATGCCGCGTTGCCAATTGACTTAAGCGCCCGGTCAAGCTCTGGGCTGGCCTCGCGCATGTCCTGCGTAAACTGCCAATCCTGGTCAATCTCAACAATCGTCATGTGCATTGGGCCGCAAATGGGACAAACGCGCTCATCTACCGCCGTTCGCCAACGCTTGCCGCTGACCAGCCCGCTTGCAGACCAAGCCATAAGATTGCCGCTGGCATACGTGCGGGTCACTTCTGTCGCCGCCACCATGCGCGCCCGGTTTGAACTAAACGCCTGGTTTCTCATCAGGCGCTTTTCTAGTTCTGGAAGGGGATCTCCGCTTTGTACCCATGCGTTAATATCATCCATGACACCGCGCCGTGTCACATCAGTCAACTCTCTGGCCCAATTCCAAGCAACTCTGTTTTGGTCCGCAAACTGCGCCGGCTGCGACACATCGCCCAGAAATATCTTGAGCCAGTCGGTAGCATGTTGGTTGAATATGTCCCAATTAACCAAAACGCGCGCCGACTGTGGCAACAGTTCAACGCCAGACGTGCCGCCGGCGATAAGAACGCGCAAAACCGTATCGGCTATGTCGGCCGATAACCTGGCGCGCTCAGAATCCCAAAAGCCAGGCGGCAGCATTATTTCATTTCCTTAACAATTCGCTCTCGCTGGCCCTTCCAGTATGCCGACATCTGGCGTTGCCAGATTTGCTCGAATTTCAGACGTTCGTCATCGTCCGGCGCATTTCCGGCGGCATACAACTCGGCGCTCATATCATCCTGGTCGCCTTGCCCCGCTTGCCGTTGCCGCAGCACGGGCGGCAACAGTGGCGTAAGCGCCGCCTTGCGCTCCGCCTCCTCTGCGCGGGCCATCTCTATTTCTTCAACCGTCTTCTCCGGAAAGTCCAGTTTGGCGCGCACTTCTATCTCATCCTCAGGCAGGAAGTTAATCACGTCCTTAACGACGGCGAATAGGTCGGCCCACTGCGTAAGATCCTCATTGCCGGCGCTTGTATGCTCCATGCTGTAGCCGGTCGGGTCAAGGCCGTTCAGGGCAAACAGGCGCGGAATGGCGAACTTGCTAAACGTTTCGGATATGATGTCCGCACAGGCGTTAAGCAGCATGGCATGGAAGTCCGTCGCGCCCTCAAACGTCGCCAGCGCGCCGATATTATCCATGCCAAGCATTAGAAACTGGCTAAGCGCGGCCATAAGCATGCGCTTTTCGTACCGGCTTATCACCATATTCGTGTCAACCGTCTTTGACATGCCGCCGCCGGTTAGCAGCTCAAGCCGCCATTGCTGATGTGGCTCAGGCCCCATTGGCGCGGGCAAAACGACACCGGCCTGTTCGTCCTGGCGAATGTTGCGTACCGTCTTGTGTGCCGCTTCATAGTCTGTGCCACCGCTGGCCATGTCGGCGCCCATTGGCGGCGTTATAACCGGCAGGCCGGCAAGGTTGCGCTCTATGCCGATTCCTTCAACGTCCATAACGTTTTTCACATAGTACCAACTAATCCACGCCGGGCGAAGGATGCTTTCCCCCTCTGGATCGCCGCTGGTCTTTCTGAACCTGTACAGCAACAAGCGCTCTATCGGTATTGGCTCAGCCCAGAGATGCGGCCACTGTTGCACGCCGGCAAGCCCGCCATCGTCATCATACATCCAGTGTTGGATGGTGTCGTGTCCAAGCGGCTTAAACTTTCTCCACAGGATGCGCCCGCCGTTGCGCTCGTAGGTGATGCTAAACAGCGACCAGCCATAGAACGGGAACAGAAGCGCGTCAATAACGTGGCTGACGAAATTGTCGCGCATGTTTGCTAAGCTGTCGTCAAGCAGCGCCAGGCCTGGGTCGCTGTCTGCGTCGCTGCCCTCCGGGCCGACAAACGCCCATTGAACATTGCGGATCGGCATCTCCAGGGACAGGCGCAGCGCCCCAATGACCGCCGAGTTGTATAGCATCTCTTTAATGTTGCGGATCTTGCGCGTGCCCTGCCATTCGGCCAGAAAATCGCCCTGGCTCATTCCCCAACGGCTGCCGAGGTCGCCGGATTGCGCGCCTACATCCTGGAACAGTCTACGTCTACCCATGTATCATCGTCCTAGTTTGCCCCTTTTCCACCGCCCGCCGCCATTCGTGCCGGCGTTAATCGTCCATGTGCTACGCTTTAGCGGCTGTTCGACCGAAAACGGCGACGGCTTACGATATGCCGCTTGCCAGGCCAGCGCCAGCGCGATCACCGTGTCGTCGTGCATCCCTTCCGGCGCTGAATACGTGACCAACCCCGAGGGCGTCTTGCTCATCTCATACGCTTGCAGCTCGCCCACCAGGATTGGGTCATTCAATATCCGAAGGTCGCCGCGCTCAAAGGCCAGCGCCAGCGCGTCAATCGCCGCCGCTTTCGTGGCGTTTGTCGTCTGGAATGGCTGCACGCGGAGGCCATCACGGATTAGCCGCTCAATTATCGGCTGCCCCATGCTATTACTCTCAGCCACGATAACCGAAGGCTTGAACCGTTCAACCAGAGCGTGCAACCGTCCAGACTGAACCACATAATCTATTTTGTTGAACCGGTCCAGATGTACCAGTTCTTGCGTGTGCAAGTCAATCACGGCGATGGCGGTAAAATCATTCATCTGGCCCCAATCGACGCCGAATACATAAGGATGCCAGCCCTGCTCTATGCCGTCAACGACAAGGTATTGGCGCGAGTCTTGTGCCGTCGCCGTCGCCGCTTCCATGACGCGCCGAAACACGCCACCGGCATCCTCAAGAAACTGCGCTAATATTTCCTGCCTGTAGACCAACTCCGGCATCGTGGAACGCATGGCCTCTATTTCGCTATCGGCTATATGCGGATTGGCCGAAGTTGGCAACGTCCACGACGCCCAATCTGGCATTTCGTCATCCTGGCCCCATAGGTACATTTGCCAGAATCCGTTACGCCCCTTTGGTGTGCTGAGCATCCAGGCATCGCCAACATAGTCAGCAAGCGCCGGCCTGATGACATGCTGCCAAGCGTCCATAAGGCCCGGAATCATGGCGGCCTCATCAATGATAACGCGGCGATACTTGCGCCCGCGCGCGGCGTCTGGATTCTCAAGTGACCAAAACTCTATGACGCCGCCGGCCACCGTTTCTATGCGGCGTTCCTGTACGTTCTTTCGCGTGGTGATTGGCGCCAATGCTAGAACCGCCTCGCGCCATACCTCAAGCAGCATCTTGTAGGTCGGACTGAACCAACCGACCGGATGCGGCAAGGTTTCAGGCGTAACGACGCGATCAATGCCAAGCGTCGTCTTGCCAAAGCGCCGGCCACAGTTGACGACGTTAAACCGTCCGGCCTCGTCTATGATGCGTTGCTGCGCCGTGTGCGGACGCGGCAGGGTTATGACGGCGTCATTCAGCATACTTAATCAACACCTGACGGTTTTGGTTGTCCGTCGCGCCGCCCATTAAGAGCTGACGCTTGTCGAACAGAATACCGAAGGCGGTAGCCAGATGATTGTAAGGCGCATCGCCGCGAGTTGCACCCATTTCTTGCAGTATATGGTCCATCTCGCTTTCAATCGCCTCTTGGAAGTCAATGCGTTTTTTATTTACAAGTTCGGAAGGCGGCGGATTGTTTGCCTTAATAAACCAGCGTCGTATAGTTGTTAACGGAACCTTTGTATTCCTGCTAACCGCTGACAAGCTCCCCTCCTTGCTGGTTTCCTTGTCGCCAGTATAGCCGGCCGCCTCCAGCATTAAGACAACACTGGCGCGAAAATCGTCTGTATAGCGGTATCGGCTGGTCTTACCTGACACGGCTCCCCTACTTGCCCGCTGCCCGCGCCTCTTGCACCTTAACGGCAGTACCGCCAAGCAGAGAACCGCCGACAAGCACGATCAACGGCACCCATTCGCCAAGATCCGCCGCCCAGGTGACACCAGAGGCCACAAGCGCGGCGATAAACACGGTCCAGAACTTGTGTGTGTACATCAACTCCAACAATGGCCGAAGAAATGAAAGGTCTTTCATCGTTACTCCTTTTGATACTTTGTACCAGTACAGTATATCATGATGGTTTGGTGGTGGTCAATTGCGCCGGGCCGGGCTGGCCATTCCTACGGGCTGCTTCAATTCTTGCTTGCGGCAACCCGGCCCGGCAAGGGACGGTAAGCACTTATAGACACCTCCGGGCTTGCGATAGTGGAGAAGAACTAGGGGATCAATCATCGCGCAAATAAACATGACGCGCCAGCGCCCAAACCAACTCCATAGCAGACACCGGGCCAAACATGGCTTTACGCCTTTTGTCGCGGTCTGCTATCCCGGCCGAAAGTTGCCAGGACGCATAATCAATCCTCGCCTGCGTGTCATGGTCTTGACTTCTGTACGCCAGGCGGATACAGCGATCACGATCAGCGGTGTTTATTTCGTTCATGTCATCATCTCCATTTACGGCGGTGTTGGCGTCACGTAGTTGGCCGGCGCCGTCACAGTCACCGGGCCGGGATACGCGGGCAACGTAGCCGGGGCCGGGTATCCGTCCGGTGTTGGCGTGTTGGCCCCAAACGTCGGCGCGGTCGGAATCGGCGCGCGGATTGGCGCCTCAGTCGCCGCCGGCATTGGCGTTGACGTTTCGGCAATCGGGGCGCGCAGGTTGTCGCGCGGGATGTTGGCCAGCGCCGTTGCAGCGATGGCACCGATAAGCACAAGAATAATGATTCGTTTCATGTTATCACCTCAAAACGGCGGCGGCGTCATGTCGTGCGCCGCCCAGTATTGCCAGTTCGTCCGCCGGGTTCCGTCTGGCTGTTCCTTGAACTCGTGCGGGTAAATGGATCGGCCCGTATGCTTGTGCGTCCACATCGCGCCTGAGCTGTCGGCCTTATCGCGGCGATAGCCGGCTCGGTTCAGCAGGCGGCGGTATTGGGGCCAGGTCATCCGTCAGCCGCCCCCTGGATCGCCGTCAGCACAACGGCGACGACGACGGCCAGCGCGGCGGTTGCTGCGATTAATTCAATTGGGGTCATGTTTCCTCCGTTTGTTCCACATCACATCCCGCCCAGTTGCCAAACCCGCAACAACCACCCGCCGCCCATTAGCAGCAGCCCGGCCGCGATGGCCAGCAGCGCGAACAGAAGCGCGCAACCAGCATCTTGCCCGGACGGCGGCGGAGTGGCGCTGTTGCTGAAAGAGCCGTTATCGTAGTATTCAGGCATGAAAACCTCCTAATATGGCAACTCGGCCTCAAGGTCGTCAAAGGGTGACGGGCGCAGGTGACGGCGTAGCCTTGCCGCCAATGATGCCGGTGCCCTCGCAATCCGGGCAAGCAAACGTCCGTGTCTTTTGCCTGTACCATTTGCCGTCATGAAACGTCGCCCGGGCCGATACATTATTCGGCTGGTTTGGGCTCGGCAGCATGTTTTGGATCGTTGGCGTTGCATCATACGGACCTCCTGTGAAAAACTGATAGCCAACCGCGCCGGTACCGTTGCAGTTGTGGCAGTGCCCCGGCTTTAGCGCCCTATCATCACCAATGACAAGAAACACCTTGCCGCCCTGGCGCTTGATGCTGGTCGCTTCGTTAAATAGTTTCTCTGGTACGTTGGTATTGTTAAGTTTGCGGCTCATTGTATACCTTGAAGTCTGCTATATTGCTGGAATAATCAATCGTCTCGCCGTCCAGATCGGCCACCACGTAAAAGGCGACGGCGCTCAGGCGCTTGGGTGTTTTGCCGTCGCGTATCATCTCCGCCCGCTTTTCCTCAAGCAGATCCTTGGCGCGGGGCACGTCGTTATTAAGGCGTTCTAGCAACGTTTCGGCCGGGCCGTAGTAGTCCGCCTGAGCATCGTTGCCCCAGGGTCGGCCGCCGCCGGTCAGGCGCGTCCACCAATCGACCAGCGCTTTTGAGGCCGCTTGATTAAGGATGTCGCCGCCGTTGACGCCGGGCGCGTCAGCGCCCTTCTTCATCTGCATCTTATCTATATCTGTATCTATATCTATATCTGTCAAACGATTCGTTTGTACTTTCGTTTGACCGCGTTTGAAATCCGTTTGCTGTTCGTTGTACTCCTGTTGGCGCTGCCGGTCGCGCCACTGTCGCCAGCGTTCCGTCGGCGGTACTGGCGCCTGGCGCTCGCTGAACTTCGTCACAAGCCAGCGCCCGCCATTCTGCGACAATAGCCCGCCCTCTGCCAGTTGCACAAAGTCAGTTTCCACCGTTTCGGTGTCAGCCCGCACGCGCCAGGCGTACTCCGCCGGGTCAGGTATATAGCCGTCGTCGTCGCACTCGCCAGCGACAAGCAAGCACTCTATGAAGCGCCAGCGCAGCGCGGGCCTGAGCTTGCCGATCTTTGGGTCGTCTAGCATGTCGTAGTAGAGTTTGAGCCAGTATTTAGCGGCCATAGATTTTTCCTAAAAAAAAACCCCTTTTGAGTGACCTCGGCCTATGACAGTTCCCGCAACCAGGGAAGGCCAAAGGCCACTCAAAAAGGGTATTTTGTGCCGGTTGCTTTGGGCCTGTCATAGCCTCGGTCATTGTTAATCCTACGCCCAGATTATACAACATCGCCGCCGGGCCGGTCAAACCACTCCGCAAACCCAGACGGCGGCACGGCGGCCAATAGCCGGTCAAGTTCATCCTCCAGCGTTGTGATCGCCGCCTGCCGTTCCAGATCCGGGCCGGCATCGCCAAACCAGCACGCCGGATTATGCGCCACGCCTAGCAGGTGCAGCACGGCGGCGATGTCCGGGTATCGCGGGTCGGACATCATGACGCGGGTCATGATTCTTCCATCAGGTCGTATAAATAATAATCCGGCTCCCATCCATGCCCGCCGTACAGTTTCTCATAATTGCGCTGGCTAACGTGTTCCAATGTGGCGCCGTTCAGATACGCCAGGATTGCCACGTAGTAAAGCACGTCGCCCAATTCGTCTAGTACGTCATCGCGGTTCGTCATGCCGCCCGGCTTAAAGAGATGTTTCTTGTGCTGGTTGGCCAGTTCGCCGGCCTCGCCCGCAACGCCCAAAACGGCGTGCAGTTCTTGAAGGTCAAGCGGTAAGGCACGGTGCCAGGTTTCTAGCGCGCGGCGCTGGATGTCATCCGGTTTCATTGTCGGCCTCCGCTTTTGCGTTTGCGGCAATGAAGTCAAAAAGCGTAGGCTGTTCGCGCTCTCTAACGGCGGCCTCAAGATTCTCAATTGCGCTTTGCCAGTATGATCGTTTCAGTTCGCCGCCAACAAAACGCCGGTTTAGTTTCAGCGATACATAGCCCTCTGAACCAATGCCAGCAAAAGGCGAGTAAACCAAATCGCCCGGCGCCGACCATAACTTGACGCATCGCTCAATAACGCCCAGTTGGAGCGGGGCAAGATGGCGCTCGTCATCAGTCTCGCGGGCCTGGCGCACGTTTAGCACGTCGCTCTCAGCAATCCCGCCGGGGATGCCGCGATGGGCACCATACCAAACTGGCGCGGCCCACTCAATCCAGTCCTCATTCGTCATCCATCCATTGGGATTATCATATGTATCTGAAATGCCCGCCCGTACTGGAGTCGGGTTGTCGCCGCGCTTTTTGAATACTACCAAATAATCCGCAAGGCATGGAGCGTTGCTGGTGCTGTCTTTCGCCAGCGTTTTGAATAAAAGCGTATGCTCTTTTGTCCGACTAGCCTTTAGTTGAGGATTCTTGTCAATCGTTACCTCAGACCAATAGATCCAGCCGTGTTTCTCCATGCTGCGAATGATGTCGCCCCGAAAATCACGGCGCCCAACATAACCGGCATGGCGCTTAAATATCGGCTCTTGTGTCAGATGAATAACGCATAGCCGCCCCGGCATTGTGATTCGATATAGTTCTGGAATGAGGAAGTTGAAGTGATTCACAAGATCCTGAATGTCTTTGCTGTTGCCCATGTCATGTTCGCTGTTCGTGTATGCGTACATACCAGGAAACGGCGGGCTGAACACAGTCAAGCCAACAGAATCACTATCAACATTTGTCACGGTATAAACGCTGTCACCAAGATATAGCATCCAATCTTGACCTTCGGCCTCATCGTATTCCATTTTCATTACCTCTCTTTTCGCCGACACATTCAACTCGCTTTCAATCGCCATGTGCTTGACAATGTTATCAAACATCATGGCGGCCTGCTTTTCTTTGCGCCTGATATTGGCCACTACTGCGCCCTCTGTCGTTGCCGTGATAACATGGACATTAACGGGCTTCTCCTGCCCAAAGCGCCAGCAACGCCGGATCGCCTGATACTGCTGCTCATAACTGTCGCTCAGGCCGACAAAGGCCATATTCTGGCAATGTTGCCAGTTCATACCGAATCCGGCGATAGTTGGCTTGGTAACTAATACGCGATAGCGCCCTTCTGAGAATCCCATCATGGCGTCGCGCTTATGGTCGTTTGAATGACGCCCGGCGACTTCAATAGCATCCGGTATCGCCTTGACAAGCGCCTCAGATTCTTTGTTCAGGTCGCACCAAACGAGCCACGGCTCATCGCTGTTGTTGACCAGATCCGCCGCCAATGCTACACGATCCGGTAAACTAGCCCGGCGCGCAGCTCGCCGTTCGCTCAAGGTTTGCGCCGTGACTGGCAACAGAAAGCCATCAGGCGTCTTACCTTCAACAATGGCCTCATGCATGATTAACTCGGGCAAGATAAAGCCATCGTCATCATAGCCAAGATCAGAAGGAAAGCGGACGGCAACCGACCACTGAGCCATCCATCGCCAGAACTGCCCGCGTGCATGGCCCTTAAGGCGCCAACTGTGCGTTGTATTGCCGTCTTGTGTAAAAAATAGGGCAATTATTTCCTTGCCGGTCATGATGTCAAGGAACTCGGCATGATTAGTCAATTCGACTAGGTCATTTGGCGCCGGCGTTGCGGTGCAGGCCAACCTAAATGGAATCGTGCGCGCAAAACGAGAAAGCGCCTTGCGCGTTTTGCCGTCATATGCCTTTAGTATGCTAGATTCATCCAGCACAATGCCGCCCCACCCGGCAGGATTGAAGTGGTGCAGCTTTTCATAGTTGGTAATGTTGACGCCCGGCTGCCGGTCTGCTTGCGTTTCGCAAATGGTAACGGGCACATTAAACTTGTCGCCCTCGGCCCGCGTCTGGTCCGCAACGGCCAACGGAGCAAGGATTAGTACCGGCTTGCCGGTATAGGTTGACACCAGCCGCGCCCATTCCAATTGTTGCGGCGTCTTGCCAAGGCCACAGTCCTCAAATAAGGCCGCCCGCCCGCGCCGAATCGCCCACTTGACAATCGCCCGTTGCCAATCAAACAACATCGGATTGATGTCGCCGTCGTCAACAGAAAAACCGACCGGCTTAATCTCTATCTGTTTGCTCTGTAAAAACTCTTGATAATCCATTACCATTTCCCTTCGCTCCACCCTGCTTAAACGATTGTCGAATCCTGTGCCAATACACCGCGCACGGCAGGCACATCCAGCCATAACGGGTCTGGATGTTGCGCCGGCCCTTGTGGCCACATGCGAAGCGCGTCACAAAAACACCGCCCACAGCGCCAGCAACAGCAGCGCCCAGGCCAGGGCAACAAATGCGGCAGTTAGCAGCTGCCGCTCAGTCATTGTCCCACTCCCATGATTCGCCGCAATGGGCAAACCCGACGGAAGGCGCCGGGGCATCAAGCGCGGCGCGCAGGTCGTCAAGCTCTCGCTTCCAGCGCTTTTTGACATACCGCTCGGCCGTTAGCGCACCGCGCAGGCCGTCGCTCCGGTTCCGTTCGTCGCGCAGGTCGAAGGCCAGTTCGTCGCGCTGCTTGCGGACGATGGCCAACTCTTCGCGCAGGTCGATGATGGTCTGCCGCGCTTCGGTCAAATCAGGGTTTATTTGTCGCCCGTGTGGCGTGCTTGGCCATGGTGGTAATCTGGTATCTATATATGGCGTCATGTCATCTCCCTACCTGTTAAAAAAACGCGGGGTTTCGGCCCGCGATAATCTCAAAGTGTGGCCGGCCTGGCGCGGTACGTACTGAGTGTTTGGCGCTTTCGTGACTGTTGAGAGGAGGAGCGCCAGGCCGGTAATACCACAGCGCGGGCGGAGAGTAGGAGGTTGAAGGGAAATGGGTCGCTTATTGTTTGCCAGTTTCCCGCGCTGATGGTGGCTAATTAAGCCGGGCCGGCTCTTGGTGGTGTTCTATTGCTGATTTGGGAATCACACACTGGGCTTTCGCCCGTTGCTATTGCTCAGTAAACGCCGGCCCGGCGGGTAAACGTATTTGGTTGTTAATCGTGCTGGCCGTTGCCAGATACGGCAACCAGCCGATCTTGCATCTTCTGAGCGTCAATTACCCGGCTCTGCACTTCGGCGGCCACGGCGGCAAATGGAATAAGCCACTTACCGTCGCCACCCTGGCGCCCATACTGCTTGGCAAACTGTAGCGCCGTAGGATACGACCAGCCTATCACCTTCTGCGTTTGGGTAATTGTCAATTCGCTCATGCCAGCATGATAGCATAACCCGCCGCGCAAGTCAAGCACTTTATAGCAAATGCTTGACAACCACTATCAAGTCGTTTATAATGTTTGCATAATTGATTAAGGGAGATTGAAATGAACACGCGAGAGCGAGCTAGCGAACATTTTGAAGCGGCAGAGGAATCCTTTCGGCGCTCTGATACCGATGGATTCTTGAGCCAGTGGGCGCATGGCCTTGAAGGCCGGCGCCTGCACGCGCAAGCATCCATTGAGGAAAATGGAGGGATGTCAGCATTTCCGGCCCTGCTGGAGGGCGAGCGCGAAGTGAACGCGAAAATTATTGACGGCAAATTTGGCCCGGTTTGGCTTCTGGCCGATTCTGAAGAGGCGCGATTTGGCCGCCGATTTATCCCCGTTGGCGAGCGGTCAAGGGTGCAACGTGAACTTGGCTTACATGAGGGCGAAGTCGATGCTCCGGCTAAGGCGGTAATCAGGGGCGGCGGGCGCGGATTAGCCGGGGCGGCGAGTTGCCACGTGGTAATCGTCCGCACAGACCTTTATGATTGGGAAACTTCATAACCGGATTAACCGACCTGGGCAAGTCGCTAAACTGCCTGGAGGTAACAATGCTAACTGGTAAGATTCAATACCTTTATGCTCTCGAAAATTGGGGCGGCATTTTTGCCGCCGCTTTCTGGCAAGAAACGGCGCCGGGCCGTATGGAGCCGAAGTGGAAGGACAACATCAGCCGCGCCGAATGGGTGCGCCTGAGTAATCTGTATGCCCCATTTGAGGACGCCGATCAGGGTTGCCAGAGCATCGTATTCTACGACCTGGACGCGCAGCGCGAGGCGGTCGGCGATTACGTTGACGCCCTGGACGAGCGCAACGACATGGCCGCCGCGGCGGCGCAAGGGGTGTTATGATGGCGCGGCAATTTGGCGAAATCCAGATCAACATCTACGCCGAACCCGGCCCGGAATCTGACATGATATACCGTGTCATGGTGGACGAAATCCAACGCGTCATGACCCGGCACGATTGCAAAGAATTCGCCGTCGCCTTCGCGCAGGTTGAGGAACCGTGGCCCATATTCGCAAGCGAGACGGTCAGCGACGGCTACGGATCGTCGCACATGGAGACATATATAGAGGAGTGGATCAAATGAGTAATGAACTTGTAGTGTATGATTCAGAGCGCTTTGAACTGATGGCGCGCATGGCTAAAGCAATGGCCAATAGCGGCTACTTCAAAGACGCACAAGATGTTGGCAAAGCGATGGTCAAGATTCAGGCCGGCTCTGAACTTGGCTTGCCGCCATTCGCGGCGATGACCGGCATCCACATTATCAGCGGCAAGCCGGTATTGGGCGCCAACCTGATCGGCACCCTAATCAAGAATGACCCGCGTTATGACTATCGCATCGACCGCCTCGACAACGACGGCTGTGCAATAACCTTTTACGAGGGCGGCCAGGCCGTCGGCAAATCTGAGTTTACCAGCGACGACGCCAAGGCGGCCGGCCTGACATCCGGCAACTGGACAAAGTATCGTCGTAATATGATGTTTGCCCGTGCCATTAGCAACGGGGCCAGATGGTACACGCCGGGCATTTTCGGCGGCGCGCCTGTCTACACGCCAGACGAACTTGGCGTCGAGGTTGACGAAGATGGCTACATTGAAGGCGAAATCATAAGCGACAATGGGCAGGACGTACCACCCGCCGCGCCATCGCCGGAACCCGAACCTGAGCCAGAACCGGAACCAGAACCCAAGCCAGGGCCCGAACCACAACCCGAACCGGAGCCCGAACCCGAAACGACCAGCGCCGCCAAATTCGCCGGCCGGTCGGCCGACGCCCGCGCCTGGCTTGAAGAGAAGATCAAGGATAGCGCGGTGCAAGCCGGCCTGGTAGCCGACGCCGCCGTGATGACTGGCCTGTACAATGACCGCGAACACGTCCGCAACGCCCTAAACGGCAACGAAGAAACGCCCGGCTACGACTGGACGGTCCGTGGGGCCAGCGCGGATTATACCGTGAACTTCGGCCAGAAATGGACGGCAAAGGCCGCGCTCTCCGTGTTCGACTGGCTGATGGCGCGAAAGGAAGCAGACAATGCCAACTAGCATCTGTTGGATTCTCCCGGTATGTATCATCGCCGGCGCGCTTATCGCTGGCCTGTTGTTGAGCGATGACTAATCACGCCTTTTACCAGTCGGCCAGCAAGGGCGGCGGCGAACTGCACCGCGTTCGAGAGCGCGCGCCCCGCCGCCGCCCGTCGTACAATCGCGACATGGCCGTGCTGTCCTTGCTGTTCGCCGCCTTTGCTGGTGGTTTCACGCTTGGCCTGTCGATGGCC